TGAGCAACCGGCTGACGGCGGCGGTCGCACCGACTCTGGAGACGGTGGCGAATGCGCTGGCCGACATGGCGCGCGGCACCGGCCCGGTCGGGGGTGCGATCACGGCGCTCTTCGGCCAGTTGGACCGTCTGGCGAGCTATGCCATGACCTTCGCCGCCCTGATGACCGGGCGCTGGGTCGTGAGTCTTGCGGCGGCGGCACTCTCGGTGCGCGCGCTGGCGACCGTCCTGGTAATCTTGCGCGGAGCGTTGATCCGCACCGGGATCGGAGCGCTGGTCGTGGGCGCGGGTGAGCTGGTGTTCCAGTTCGGGCGGCTGGTGCAGGGCGCGGGCGGGTTTGGGGCAGCAATGGCACTGCTTGGCGATCTGGCCCGTGAGGTCTGGAACCGCGTGCAGCTAGGCGCGGTCGCGATGGGTCTGGAGATCCTGGCGAGCTGGGCCGGGATCCGGGCCGCGATCGCCGAGGCCCTGCAGGCATCGCTGGAAGCGGTGGTCACCTTTGGCAATGCCACGCTAAACACCTTCCAGGGCGCGCTCGAGGCGGTGAAGGTGCTCTGGTCAGCGCTGCCCGCCAGCATCGGCGAATTCGCCTATAGCGCGGCCAATGCGCTGATTGGCGGGGTTGAGGCGATGTTGAATGGCGTGGCGCGCCGGATCGACGGCTTCCTCGAAGGGATCAATGCCGGTCTTGACGTGCTGGGTGTCGAGAAGCGGGTGCCACTGATTGGTACGATCGAGCTGGGTGGCATCGAGAACCCGTTTGTGGGGGCCGCCGCCAATGCCGGGGTAGAGGCTCGTGCGGCCTTTGAAGCGGCCTTTACCCAGACGCCGCTTGCCGCTCCCGATTTGGGGCTGACCGCAGGTGCGGCGGCCGCGCGGGGCGAAGCAGCGCGGTTGCGGGACATGATGGGCGAGGTGACGACAGCTGCGACCGCGCCGCTGCAATCCGTGGCCGCCCTGCGTACGGCAGTTGCCGCGGGAACCGCTGATGCAACGGCGGGGCTGGTCGGGGCCCAGGGTTCGGCCACTAGCCTCGTGGAGGCACTCGACGGCGCGGGTGACGCTGCGGACCGTGCGGGTGGAGCGGGCCGCGCAGCGGGAGGCGCACTTAGCTCCGCCGCAGAGACCGCCAAGGCCGCCTGGGAAGCCACCTCAGAGGCTGTGCGCGCCGCCGCAGAGCGATCGCGCGAGATCGCCCAAGGCCTCGCGCAGGATATCACCGGCCCGATCAAGGAGGCGCTCAAATCTGGCGAGTTCAGCTGGGAGACATTTGCCGGGGCGATCTCGCGCATTGCGCAGAACCTCGCCACGCGGCTGATCGAGCTGGCCTTCAAGCCGATCGAGACGGCGCTGCTCAACGCCTTCATGGGAGGGGGTGGTGGTGGAGGCGGTATCCTCGGCAGCCTCTTTGGCTTCGCCAGGGGTGGCGTCTTTGCCGGTGGTGCGGAACTGACAGCCTTTGCGCAGGGTGGCGTGGTGAACCGGCCCACACTGTTCCCCTTCGCCAAGGGCGTGGGGCTGATGGGCGAGGCAGGACCGGAAGCAATCCTGCCTCTGCGACGCGGCAAGGGTGGCAGGCTTGGGGTGGAGATGAGCGGGGACAGTGCTGCCCCGGCGGCCCAGATGTCGACACGCATCATCAACGTCCTCGACCCGTCTGTCGTCGGCGACTACCTCGCCACCTCCTCGGGCGAACGCGCCATCCTGAACGTGATCCGGCGCAATAGAGGCTCCCTCAATGCCTGACTGGATAGATCCAACGCCGCTCTGGCCGTTCCCTGCGGCGGAAAGCGTGAGCGAAGTTCTGGAATGGCGCACCGATGTGCTGCAGGCCCGCGCAGGCGAGCAGCGCATCGCGCTGAGGTCCCTCCCGCGAGAGATCGTGACCCTTCGCCACAGGCTCGATGCTCTGGGACTTGCGCGGGTCGCGGAGCTGGTGCGGGCAGGGTTTGCTGAGGAATGGTGGGTGCCGCTCTGGCACATGGCACAGCAGCCGACGATGGATCTGACGCAGGGCGATCTGGAGATTGCGCTGGATACCAATATTGCGGATTTCCGGGCGGCGGGATTTGCCGCGATCACTCTGGATGGTGGCGAAGCAGCGCTGCTGGAGATCAGCGCCACCCAGCCAGATCGGTTGATCCTCGCTGAACCCCTGGTCCTGCAAGCACCGACGATGACGGTATCCGCAAGCAGAGTCACGGTGGCCCCTTCGCGCACCGGCATCCTTGCCGCCGCCTTGGAAATTGAGCGCCGCCGTCAGAACGACGGTACGGTCAGCGCAACCTTTCTGCTGCGCGACGCCCTTGATTTGGTGCCCCTCGGCCTGCCTAGCTATCTCGGGTGCCCGGTTCAGACGGATCCGAGCCTGACCCGCGCCCCGCTGACCGCTAGCCTGCGCCGCGCCGTCGAATACGTCGACAATGGCTTCGGCCCGGTGGTGATCGAGCCGCTGCGTGATGTCTTCGAGCGCGGCGAGACCATCACTCTGAAGGCGCAAGGCGCCTCCGAGCGCCAAGCGTTGCGCCGCTGGCTCTGGTCGTTGCGCGGACGGCAGGCAAGCTTCTGGCTGCCAACTTGGGGGCGCGAGCTGCAGCTGCAGGCCGCGATGACCTCGGGCTCAGCGCAGATGCGCGTGGCCCCCGTTGCTGACCTGACAGCCTATGCCGGGCGCAAGGTCCTGCTGGAGATGCCGGGCGGCGCACGGTTTCGCACGATCACCGCCGCTGTGGCGGAGGGCGCCAGTCATCGGCTGACGATTTCGTCGAACCTCGGTGAACCGGTGCCCGCGGGGACGAAGGTGCATTTTCTGACGCTGGTGCGTTCCGACAGCGACCGCATCGAGATCCAGCATGGGACGTTGGCCAGTAAGGTCACCTTGCCGGTCGTGGAGGTGTCCGAGTGAGGTGGGTCAGCGCATTGACCAGGCGAACAGCCCTGCTTTGCGGACAAAGCGGTCAGCCAGTGCGTATCCTTGATCTTCGCTCGCAGACGCAACATGACCGACTCGAAGGTCGGAAAGATGCCTGATCGTGTCTTTGGTCAATTGGCCAGATTACACAGGATTTCGAACATGATGGTGGCACCGACGAGTGCGGTATTGCCGGTGGGATCAAAGGGGGGCGAGACTTCAACTACATCCGCACCGATCAGGTTAACACCCTTGAGGCCGCGAACCATCTGCTGCGCCTCGAACACGGTATAGCCGCCCACTTCGGGGGTGCCCGTTCCGGGTGTGTAGGCCGGGTCGATGCCATCAACATCGAACGTCAGATAGGTTGGATGGTCTCCGACGATACGCCTGGCTTCGGCAATCACGCCTGGGATGCCCAGACGATAGACATCTTCGATGTACATCGTGGTCACGCCGCTGTTTTCGGCAAAGTCATTCCCATCCGGGGCGTAACGGGTGCCCCGGATGCCGATCTGCACGCAGCGATGCGGATCGACCAGCCCTTCTTCGATCGCCCGCCGGACGTGAGTGCCATGGGTGTATTTGTGGCCGCCGAAGTAGGAATCGTTGGTATCGGAATGGGCGTCGAACTGGATCAACCCGACGGGCCCATCCTTGGCCAAGGCGCGCAGGATCGGCAGCGTGATCAGATGGTCACCACCCGCCGTCAGCGGCTTGACGCCTGCAGACCGGAAGGTGTCGTAAAAGCCGGTGATCATCGACAGGCTCTCCATGATGTCGATGGGGTTAATCGGGCAGTCCCCGAAATCCGCAACCCGGTGCGTGGTGTAGGGTGACGTCTTGGTCACGTGATGGAACGGGCGGATGAACATGCTCATGGCGCGCATCTCGCGCGGGCCATGGCGGGTACCGGATCGGTTCGTGGTACCGCCGTCATAGGGTAGACCGATCAGCGCAATATCGGAATCGGCCGGATTTGACAGCGTTGGCAGGCGGAAGAAGCTCACCGGACCGGCATAGCGCGGCGTCGTCGATGAGGAAGCGGGCCAATAGGTCATCAAAGAGCCTCTCGAGCTTGTGTGCTGATCTCAGCAAGGATCTGGCGGATATATATGATCTGGGCCGCAGCTTCGGCTTTTTCCCGCTCAAGACGGGATGGCAAATCCTCGCCGGGGGCCACCAGCGTGGTTGACGCGTCGCGCGGCGGAATGATCGGGTCGGGCGGGTCGGTGGGAAACCGGTAGGCCGGTGCAAACATCTCGTTCTCTTCCTCGCAACCGAACGCGCGGACTTGGCGCGTATCGCCCAGCAGCAGGAGCGTGGTCAAAAGGCCCCGGAAATCGATGTCGCCTTCGCCCGAACGGCAGGCCCTATGAGCAAAACCGCCGCGATCTGGCACGATCTTGGCGTCCTTGATGTGAACGTCGGTCACATAGGGCGCCATCTTGGCCAAAGCCGCTTCTGGCGTCTCAAAGGCGTTGATCATGTTGGCAAAATCGAACAGCAGCGTCAGGCGGGGGTTCTGCACTGCCTCCAGGATGTCAACCAGTTCATGCGACTTCAGATCCTCGTGCTGCTCCAGCAGAAAGTCCAGCTGCCCCGCCGGGTCCAACTGCGGCAGCAGGCGCAAGTCGCGAATGGTCTGCGCGATGATCTGCGACACGGGCCCGGCATAGCGCGGATAGCAGCGCACCGAGGTGGCCCCGGTTTCCTGCGCCACCGTGATGGCGGCACGTAGCGTGGCCTCGTCTGTGGCGGACGTTTCGATGTGAACTTCAAGACCCAGCGATCGCGCCAGACCGGCAAAGGCGATGCGGCTTTCTGGTGCGTGCAGCAAGGATCGCTCTTCCCCATCCTCGACATGGATCTTCACGCCCGTCATCCGGTGCGATTGCGCAAATCGCAGGAAATCGGAGGGCATGGCGCCGCCAAACCGAAAGTTCAGATGCCAGGAATAGGCATGCGCGAACAGCCGAATCCCTTCGATACGAGCAATCAGTCGCGCGGTGTCCTGGCAGGTCAAAGGGGCACTCCGGTGGGCGCTACAGTCTTTGAGCGGGCCCCAGTCAAATGCAAGGAGGATGCATTGGTCACCAGTGTTCGCCGGCGGCTTTAGCGAGGCCGGATGGCTCGCTATTTTGGAGCAGCCCGTTTTGGGGATCCGCTCTATGCCGCGGCCGCAGCGCCAGACGGCGGCTATTGGCCGCTCGTCACGCTGTGGCGGCGCACCTTTCACCTCAGCCACGCTCACCTGAACCAGATCTGGGCTCAAAAACCAGAGATCCGCACCAACTACTTGAACGCCCAGCATCCATCATGACCTATGACACAATCGAGGCCTCCATCGCCGAGGGCCGGCCCTATTACCTCTACCAGTTCATCGAAGGCGAGCAGATCTGGCGCTTCACCAGCCGGGCCAGTGACTGGATCAGCGCGGCAAGCGAGGGCGGCGATCTGATCTGGGAGGCGGCGGCGATCTCCCACGGTGACGTCGTCCAGTGCAGCGAGATCGAACGCGGGCGGCTGGAACTCAACTTGCCGCTGTCCCACGCCTTCGCGGCGCGGTTTCTGGCGCCGCTCGGCAACACGCCCGTCACGCTGACGATCTTTCGCGGCCATGAACAGGTACTCGGCGAGACCGTGGCGCATTGGAAGGGTCGCATCGTTGGAGCAGAAGCGGAGGGGGCGCGGCTGATCCTTTCGGCCGAGTCAATCTTCTCCACCCTGCGCCGCGCCGGGGTCCGGGCAAAGTACCAGCGGATCTGCCGCCATGCCCTTTTCAGGCGTGGCTGTGGGCTCGACGTCATGCAGTACTGGCTGCCGGGAGAAGTGACCGCGATCGCTGGTGCAAACCTCATTGTGCCAGCGGCCGCAGGCTCCCCGGAAGGCTGGTATCGCGGTGGCGTGCTGCGCTTTGGGGCACAACTCGGCTTCATCACTGGGCATGCGGGCGCCACAATCACGCTGTCGCGGCTGATGCCGGAGATCGCGACCGCGCTGGCCAACCCTGCTCTGGATCCTGCCACAGGCGCGCCCCTGCCGATCGTCCTCGAGATCGCCCCCGGCTGCGATCTGCGCGCCGAGACCTGTGCCGCGAAGTTCGGCAATCTGCTGAACTTTGGCGGCTTTCCCGCGATCCCCGGCCGCAACCCGTTTGGCGGCAGCTCTATCGTCTGACGCGCGGCCACGCGCCGATCAAAGCAGTATTCCCCCATGGTCTGGACCTTCATCGCACGGCTCGTGCTCGGGCTGCTGCTCTCCGCGATCTCCTATGCGCTGAGCCCGCGTCCGAAGACCGAGAAGCCGCAGGCCGCCGGGCTCGATGATTTCTCTATCCCCACCGCCGAGGAAGGCCGGCCGATCCCGGTCGTCTTTGGCACCGTGCTGATCACCGGTCCCAACGTCGTCTGGGCTGGCGATCTCAAGGTCGATCCGATCAAGAAGAAAGGCGGCAAGAAGTGACGAGCCCAACACCGCCCTGCCTCACCCTGGTCACCGTGCAGGACATTCGAGCCGCGCGCTATTGCCTGCCCGGCGTGCGGCCGTGGTTTCGCCGCCACGGGCTCGACTGGCAGGCCTTCCTCAATGTTGGGATCTCGGCCGAGACGCTGCGCGCAACCGGCGATGCACTGGTGGAACCGGTGATCGCCCAAGCCAAAGCCCGCGAGACTACGGCGGTGACCGATGGGCGGTAACAAGGCGCAGACCGTCGGCTATCGCTATTCGCTGGGCCTGCATCTCGCCCTCTGCCACGGGCCGATCGATGCGATCCGCGAGATCCTTGTCGATCGCCGCACCGCCTGGTCGGTCCTGACCGGAAGCGGCAGCGGAGGTGGCGGGGCCGCGGTCGAGACCAGGATCGGATCCGTCGCGGGGCTGAGTGCCACCCCGGCGCTTGCGGGAGATCTTGGGGCCGCTGTCACGTTTCCCGGCACGTTGCCCGGCATCCGGATCGGTCGGGACTATCGCTTGGCATTGGCCAATGGCACGGACCAGACCGTGACCCTGCGTGGCGCCACCTTCGACGCGGTCACAGGCAGAACCCGCTGGACCGTGCTGCCAGAGGCGCTGAGCTTTGCTGCCCAGGCGGTGCAGGTCTTCGAGGCAACGCTGGCCGTTAGCACCACCGGCGCCGGGGGTGGCCGCATCCGCCTCGACAAACCCGACCTCTTCGGCGGCGATGGCCGCGAGGGCGGGATCATGGGCGATGTCGATGTGCTGATGGGCGGACCCGCCCAGGGCGCCAATGACTATCTCGCCGCGCGCATGGGCGGGGCTGTACCAGCCTGGCGCGGGCTGTGCAGCCTGGTGCTGCGGCAGGTCTACCTTGGCAACAATCCTTACCTGAAGCCCTGGGCCGTGCGCGTTACCCGCGTGCTGACGGGAGAGGCCGGGGTCTTGCAATGGTATCCTGAGACAGCGCCCATCGTGCCCGAGGCCAACATCTCGGATGCGGCAATCTACATTGCGCTTGATGTCTCGGGCTCAATGTCCGGATCGCGCATGTCCGCCCAAAAGGCCGGCGTGGCCGCGCTGCTGCGCGAGATTGCCAACAGCGTTGATCCCGACCGGCCAAACGACATCCGCATCGTGCTCTGGAATTCCGGCGTCGCCGGCGCCATCGAGCGGCGCAACATGGGCCCTCCGGCCTATGCCGAGCTCGAGGCCTGGATGCTGGCGCTCTCCAGCACCACCTCGGGCGGCACCAGCTTTGATGCCGCCTTCACCCAAGCCGCAGCCTTCTTCGTGGGCGGTGGCTCAAAGCGCCGGATTGCGATCTTCGTGACCGATGGCGAGCCCTCGCCCGCAAGTTCGGTCGATGCAGCACTGGCGATCATCCGCACCCTGCCACCCTCGGACATCTTCGGCTTCAATATCTCTCTGGCGGATACGAGCGCCACCGCCCGGATCGACAACACGCCAGTGGACGGCGTGCCGGTGATCCCGCCCGGCAACCCGAAGGCGCTGGTCGCCTCACTGCGCGGCGCCTTTGGCAACGGGCCAGACATGAACCCGGCCCATATCATCCGCGAGGCCCTGACCAACCGCGACTGGGGGCTGGGCTATTCCGGCGCCGAGATCGGGCCAAGCTTTGCGGTGGCGGCGGACGCGCTTTACGCCGAGGGCTTTGGCCTGTCACTAATCTGGCAGCAGGATGGCTCGATCGAGGAGTTCATCGCCGGAGTGCTCGATCATATCGATGCCGTGCTCTTCATCGATCGGCACAGCGGGCTTTGGCAACTGACGCTGATCCGGGCTGATTATACCGCCAGCACGCTGCCTCTGTTCGACGAGAGCAATGTCGTCGACTGGGGCCGCTTGGGACGGCGCGCGCCGGGGGATCTGATCAATTCGGTAACCGTGCGCTTCACCGATGCCACCACAGACGATACCGGGGCTGTCAGTGTCACCGACCCCGCCCGAGTGCAGGCGATGGGCGAAGTGCTGGCCGCCACGCTGGATTATCCGGGCATCCGCTATCAGAGCCTCGCGGTCCGGGTGGCTGAGCGCGATCTGCGTGCGCTCTCCGCGCCGCTGCTGACCGGGGAGATCGTGGTGACCCGCGAGGGCGCCAATCTCGGACCGGGCGATGTGATCCGGCTGCGCTCGGCCCGTCTCGGGCTCGACGATGTCGTGCTGCGGATCTCCGAGGTCGGGCAAGGTGATGGGCGCGACAACGGCATTCGCCTCAAACTCGTGGAGGACGTCTTTGCGCTTGGCACCACCGCCATCGCCGGCGGGCGCCGGCCTGCAGGGACCAGCGTCACGGCCACGCCGCGCGCGCTGACGCGGCGCCTGGTCGCGGAAGCGCCCTATTGGCTTTTGGTGCGCGAGCTCGGCCACAGCGAGGCCGACCGCCTGCTCACAGAGGATCCGGACGCAGGCACGCTGGTTGCCTTGGGCGAGCGGCCCAGTGCCGATGCGCTGGCCGCCCAGCTCTGGGTCGATCCCGGCACTGGCCCGGCGCAGGACGGCCCGGTTGCTTTCGCGCCCTCGGCAATCCTGAGCACCGAGGTCTCGGACCACCCCGAGGATCGCATCCTGCCCGTCATGGACTGGAGCGAGATCGGCGAGGTCGCCATCGGCACGCTGGCGCATCTGGGCGGCGAGCTGATCCGCATCGACGGCATCACGGCGGAGGCGATCACCGTCGGGCGCGGCTGTCTTGACACGGTGCCCACCCCGCATGAGGCGGGCACGCCGATTGTCTTCTTTGATGAGGCGGCCGGGATCAGTGAGAGCCAATATGCCGCTGGCGAGACGCTGGCGGCGCGACTTCTGCCCGAGACCGGCAGCGGCACGCTGGCCTTCGCGCTGGCGCCCGAGGATGTGGTGACGCTGGACCGG